CGCTGATCATCCTGGCGTTGGCCGCAGTCGTATTGGCTGGCATCGTGATATGGAAGAAATGGGATGATATTATACATGGCCTCTCCATAGCCTTTGACTTCATTTCTGAAGCCTACCGCAGCAAATTGGGGTGGTTACTCCCTGGTGGAGCATTGATTAAGGCAATCCTTTTTCTTAAGGATGTTTGGGGTGCTGCATGGAAGGGAACACAGACAGTTTTTGAAACTGCCAGTGATGGTATTAAAACTGCCTACGAAAGCAAATGGGGGTGGTTACTCCCTGGCGGAACATTGATTAAGGCTATTCTATGGATCAGGGATAATTGGAAGCCCATATGGGATGGGGTAAAAGATGCTTTTAGCACTGCCAGTGCTGGTATTAAAACTGCCTACGAAAGCAATTTCGGATGGTTACTCCCTGGCGGAACATTGATTAAGGCTATTCTATGGATCAGGGATAATTGGAAGCCCATATGGGATGGGACAAAAACAACCTTTAGCACTGCTTGTGATGGTATTAAAACTGCCTACGGAAGCAATTTCGGATGGTTACTCCCTGGCGGAGCATTGATTAAGGCTATTCTATGGATCAGGGATAATTGGAAGCCCATATGGGATGGGGCAAAAGATGCTTTTAGCACTGCCAGTGCTGGTATTAAATTTGCCTACGAAAGCAATTTCGGATGGTTACTCCCTGGTGGAGCATTGATTAAGGCTATTATATGGATCAGGGATAATTGGAAGCCCATATGGGATGGGGTAAAAACAACCTTTAGTGCTGCCGGTACTGGTATTCAAACTGCCTACGAAAGCAAATGGGGGTGGTTACTCCCTGGCGGAACATTGATTAAGGCTATTCTATGGATCAGGGATAATTGGAAGCCCATATGGGATGGGGTAAAAACAACCTTTAGTGCTGCCGGTACTGGTATTCAAACTGCCTACGAAAGCAAATGGGGGTGGTTACTCCCTGGCGGAGCATTGATTAAGGCAATCCTTTTTATTAAGGAGAACTGGAATGCTGTCTGGGGTGGTATCAAAGATGCTTTTAGCATTGACTTTGCCAGTCCTATTAAACGGGCAATGGAGGAACTCATTGATTTTCTTAACGCCCGTATTGATGAGATCAATGCGATTCCTTTGTTGCCTGATATACCAAACATCCCTGGTGGCACGTCCAATGTCAGGAGCGGTCTACAACACCCTTCATATGTTCCGCCCATAATTCCGGATATACCAACAGGATTGTGGCATTACCGTCCTGACCGAAGTAACTCTTCAAACATATCTAACGGAGCTTCCCATTCCAGTCACTCGCCTAGTCATCCAAATGGAACGACCGTGAACGCCACTATCAATATCAATGGTGCTGATGCTTCTAATATGCACCAGGCTCGACAATTTGCGGATCAAGTTGCTAATCGTCTCAATGAACGTCTGGGAGAGATTGCCGAGAATCAGGAACAAGTGAGGAGTTCCTGATGGCGTGGACAGTCCAGTTAACAGACGGGACTACAACATTCGATTGCAATGATCTCAGCAATACCTGGGTCAATGAAAACGGCTTTCAATGTCCACCACCGACTTCACGGACGAGCTATACCGGCGACAATCTTTTTCGGCATGGTTCGGACCTAATATCCCTTGCATACAATAACCGTACAGTCCAGATCAACTTCCAAGTTTTAGGCTCCAGCACAGATAATCTTGCTACCCGTATTCAGTCTGTCCACACGTTGCTCCGGAAGGCTAAAGAGTTTAGCACTGTGGGAGTAGGTAACCAAGTTCAGGTCAAGTTCCAGTGGAATAGTGCAACTAACCCGGTTTATTTCAATGTGCTTCAGGGTGACCTTGATCTTGGGCCTACCATGATGGGCGTGTTCTTGCAAAAGCACACACGGCTTCGCGATGCTCGTCTTATTGTGGAGTGTGAGCCTTTTGCTCAAGGGACAGAAGAAAGCCTTGAAAATTATCTTGACGATCCTGGTTTTGAGTGCAGCACTGGTACTCTATTTGCTGACTGGACTGTTGCAAATGGTACGAGAGCTGTTGAAGCCAGTGGTGCTCCAGAGGGAGCGGTCTGGGGCAAGATAACCCTTAATACGTCTAGCTCAGTATTCCAGTGTTCACAAGTGCAGACAATGACTGGCGGAGTGCATATCTTCTCTCTTACGTACAAGATCAATGGAGGTGAAGAATACGAGATATTCCTGACTGATAGTGGTGGCACCACAGTAACAGCCCTCACTCCAGATAATACCCAACGGACAGCCACAGTTACTCGCGATAGTTCTAGCCATACATCCATCACCGCAGGAATTCGTGCAGCAAGCGGTACCGATACTGATGATATTGTCCTCATGGATTTGGCATATCTTGGCGATGGTTCCACGGCACCAACAGCCTGGGTAAGCAGTCGCAATGTCTACAACAACAATGAGGATGGTGGCAAGATACAGCAATCAAAGTTGAACTTCATCGATATCGAGAACATCCCTGGTGATGCACCATGTCCTCTACAAATCAAAGCTACTGAAGCTGAAGGGCATACGGATTTTTGGTGCGGTGCCAGACATGCCACCAGACAGCGTGATGTTGTGATTTGGCATGAGGGTGAGGATTTTGCGACCTTTAGCGATGAACCAACTGACCTCTCGCCATCGTCTGGCAATATTGGTGAGATGATAAATGGCACCATCTTCGATGCACAGTCTGGTGGAGTAGCAACGTCTACGACTAGCATAACTCTTTCTCATACCGTTGGGACGGCACAAGGCAGTCGCTTGTTGGTTGTTGGTGTTGCCACCAAAGATACCTCCACATCTGGGCCATCAGGTATTACGTATGCAGGCGATGCACTGACCAAAATAGATACATCTACCAAAGACAATGCTTCGGCAACCATATTCTACATGGTAAATCCAGATACTGGCAGTAATAACATCGTCGTCAGTTTTGCAAGCACTATTGATGAAATCGCTGTTCGTGCATCGAGTTATTACGGCGTAGATGCAGTTAATCCACGTCGTTCTAATGCAACCGCAGACGGAGCCTCTGGCACTACACCATCGGTTGCCGTTACCACGGTTGCTGGCGATATAGTAATAGATATGGTGTCTTCTGACACCAGCAATAGTCGTGCCTGGACACCCGGTGCTGGGCAAGTTGATCTCGGCGAGAATAGCGCACCGGAATCAACAGCGTCCTATGAAATTGCTACAAGCACCACAACCACTATGACCCACTCTCCTGACGGGTCCGCTTCTTGGTGTCAAGTAGCAGCGGCGTTTAGGTCTGCCATGTTTGGTGCAACGGCTGCATCTCCTACAGTTGTTACCAAAGATGTGACAACACCACCAGAGGGTTTATACAGAGTGCTTGCCCGTGTCGCGGCTCCTGATGCTGGTGACCAATTTGGCATGAGCATCGGCTATGCTTATGGTGGAGTGACGAAAGACCCAGCAGTAGCCGCGGACTATACAACAATCAACGTTGCTACTGGACATATCATTGATATAGGTACATTAACAGTTCCTCCAGTGGCAACACCTGGAGGTGGCACTGTCGGTACGTTGACCCTGCGACTTGCCATGTATCCAAAAAGTGGCCCCTCCTATACAGATCGTGTTTGGGTCGATTGGGTGATGTTAATGCCGGTCGATAATGGATTTGCTTATCTCAATAAAACGCTTGCTACCAATATTGTCTGGGCTGATAGCCGGTCGAATCCGAAAGGTTTGTACATAATGAACAGTGCTGATGTTATCCAGTCTTTCCCAGCTGACCAGGTAGGTCGTCCACCAGAAGCTCATCCCGAAGGCACTCGCGTCTATTTTGTTTCCGATGATGGAGCTGCCGACATAGCTGATAAATGGACCATAGGGATCACGTATTTGCCCAAGTTCCTCCAGGTTGCTGAAGCTTAATGGCACGGTATTGGCCCAACCTGAGAGTGCAGTTGTACGATGACTACAACAAAGCTGCGCTAGAAGCGGACTTTACAGATAGCTTCAGTGGGTTGACATTTACGACGCGAATACATGGAGGGTTCTCGACCTGCAACATATCCATCGATATGTCGTTGGTTGACGCTTGGTCTTATCTGCATACGGACAACCAACGAGGCGTACATTACAAGCATCTATTGATAACGGAAGAAAAGCGGACCATCTGGGAAGGTCGCATCCTTGATGTTGCTCTCCGGTGGGGAACAGGTTCATTAGGCATCGATTTCGAAGCCTTTGGTTATTGGTCATCGTGTCGAGACCAAATGTATGATTCTGAAGATGCTGGTAATACAGATTGGACTTCTGGAAGCGGCCATGAACTCCATGATATAGTCAAAGAACTGCTAGACAAATCGTGTCCTGATATCAATTCTGTATCTGATACTTGGCCTCAGATTGAAACCTTCAGCCGCGATTTAGCAGGCTTGAATTTGGAAACCCGTGCCTATCCTCAGGATATTATAGTTGACACATTGATGCCATTATCAGATACAGATGATAGTGTGCCAGTTTTTTATATCTATGAGGACCGTATCCCGGTGCTAACAAAACGGACAATTTCCCAGGTTGATATTTTTGTTTGGCTTGATGATACCGACAACGGGTCCTTAAAACAGCAAGGTAAGCACATTCGCAACCGCATCATCCCATCCGTTGGTGGCACTGAAGGAACAGCGGCCAATAATACGGATAGCCAGGCTATTTATCCGAGGCGTGATATGGTATTAAGTCTGCCAACTGGGACTCCAGCGAATGCTCAGAATGACGCGCGTGATGCAGCTTTGATAGAACGCAACCTTCCTCGCCAGGACAATGGATTTGATATTGTCGGTGCTATCTATTGTACTGATGCTGGACCCGGAACCGCTGATGGCAGCCTGATTGAATGTCCCAAATGGCGTGTTCGTGCCGGTGATGTTATACGCCTACAAGACCTTGTTCCAGAGTCCGTATCGACCCCAGCTTTCGATGATTTGAGAACCTTTTTCATCATCGAAACTTCATATGATGCAATACAGGATCGCCTCAATATCATCCCTGACAGACCACCAGGCAACCTCAGTTCCATATTGGCTAGGGCGAACCTATTGGAAAAGAACAAATAAATGACATGGCTCTGATGTCAGGTAGACGGCCTTGGTCAGCATTGGATGGATGTGATGCCAGTGACTCATGCCTGACCTGTCCATTGCCCGAATGTAAATATGATGACCCTGCCGGGTACAAGGCCCATTTACAGAACCATAAGGATCAGTATCGGGCAGCCATCATATCTGCTGAACACCTAACGATTGAAGAAGCTGCTAATCGGTTTGCGGTTAGTCAGCGGTCAATTTTGCGGTTGATGAAACGGCAGAAGACGCCAGCGTCTTGACTAATAACGTATAGATGCTAGGCTGGCAATGCCCTGTGTGGGCTAGGGTTCGCATGGGTCTCCTTTCAGTCCCCTGAGCGTCTTGATTCCCTGCTGTATCAAGCGCAAGGGGGACTTTCGATTGTAGATAGATGAAGGGATGCTCCGAGTCTTATCGTCCGATCAACCCTAAATAGGGGCAATTTGAAAACTGCTCAACCTAAAAAGTAGAAACATCTGGAAAGCTCGGATCACCTTGATAGCGTCTAGCACCTCTTCCGCAGACCTGAGCTGTTCTTGAACCTGCTCCTCAATATCCTCTAAAAGGCTCAAGGCCCCGGAATATAGTTTGACGGCTAATCCGAGGCCTTGAAGAAACACCGCCCTTCGGTTCCACGTTGGATATTAGGATAATGTGGACATATCAATCTCCCCGTCTTGCATTCCGCGCAGCTGCCATAACTGTGTGCCAGCTAGGGTCTTTTACATACTCCAACAGGATCGCTTGGCAACCATGCGACGCAACAGGCAAGAGCATCTTCGCCGAGATGATATGCCAATCACCGTTCATATACAGATATAAACTCGGCCTGTCTTCAGTCACCATCATTGCCTCTATCGGTGATGTAATTGTATAGGTAACAGACATGTCATTTGCGTTGGGATAATTGGGATCGTACCAGTTTATGATTGCCTCTGTTGCTGGCACCATGTTCCCCCAGTTCAGCGGAAACCCCGATTCCAGGTCTACCGATACCATTGCACTGGATGTCACCCGGAGCTTTTCTACAATCAAGCTCAGATGATCTGCTAGTTCTGCGGTATTGTGTACAGTGAGCATATGACTACCTTTCAATGCGCCGATGATTGCGTGTTCAGACTGGCAAAACATTGGATGTTGTTCTACGACGGTACTTGTATATTATGGTCTTTGCTGCTGTGCTTAGATGGGAGTCGGATATTCTTCGGGATGTGCACCTCCAGGCTTGTAGGACAGAGTTTTGGCAGTCTCTCCTCGCCTGTACATATTCCACGCTTTTAAGACCAATGCCGTGTACTCCTTTTGGCCGAGCCTCATGGTGCCACGCATGTTATTTATCAGCCGTTTCCGCAGCAATCCTACTGGCGATTGCGTAGGTATATTTTCACCAGTACATAGCATTTCAAAAAACGTGTGTGCATCTTCCTTGTTGATTCGGCTGAGGATGTAATGGAGCGTTGTCCAACGTCCACAACCACCACGGAGAACTTTTCGGACACGATCACCATGAACTAGGGATTGGCGCAATTCAGGATTATCATCCAGTAATTGAAGGCCCCAAGGGGTGGCAAAAGGAGCAATATCCCATTGATCACTCGAGACAATGCCAGTTTGATCGTATGACCACAAACATGACAACGCTCCAGCGAGACTGCGCGCATAGGGTTCGTCCTGCATGTGCAAAAAGTCGGCCAAACTGCGGTGCTTGCCGGTATCCAGTACCTCCATAGTCGTTGAGTCGATGCCTCGCATGACCCACATGTTCAGGCTTACGCCAGACTCAATAACCGCCCACAGCCTATGCTGCCCGTCCATCAG